GGACAAGATGCAATTGCTGATTATGTATTAAGATATTCAGATGAAACAAATAAAAAACACATAACTGGAGCAAAACATTAAATTTTTTTTTTAAAATTGATTTTTAAAAAAATAATAATTAAATAACTATTTAATAATAACTAAAATGATTGTAAATTATACAAAAGAAAATATTATTTACTTTGTAATAATTTTCATAGTATTATTTTGTCCAATATTATTAACAGAAATATTTGGTATTGGATATCTTAATATTTATTTTGTAGATTTAAATCCTTTTGCAATCATTAGTATATTATATTTTATCGGAAAACAAGTTTTTTCTATTTTAAATTATCTCCAAATGAAAAAAATAAATGAGAGTGAATTAAAAACTTTTCCAAATGTTGGTATTCAAGTAACTGGATGGAAAGAAGATAAAGAATTATTTAAAAATACTTTATTAGCATTAAAAAGACAAACCTATAAAAATATTAAAAAAATTACTTTTTGTTCTGATGGTAATGATAAAGATGATGAATACTTAGGTGATATTTTTAAAGAAATATTTGCCGATGGTGTTATTATCAAAAATGAAAAAACATTTTATAATATGAATGAAGAAGAAAGAAAAAATTTTTTAGAAAAAATTAAAGATATTAAACATCTATGTATTTTACAACCCCATGCAGGTAAAAGACATGGTATGTATACACAAATGAAAATATTTAACTCTATGGAAGATATTGATTTAATTATGTTAAATGATAGTGATTGTATTTATTCTCCAGATGCAGTTGAAACATTAGTTAAAACACAAGTTGCTAAAGATTTAGATGGCGTTACAGGTGATGTTAAAATTTATAATATTGAAAACTTAACTTCATACTTAATATCACTAAAGTTTTGGTTTGCAATGAATATTGAAAGAAATGCACAATCTTATTTTAATTGTGTAGGATGTTTACCTGGTCCATTTGGTTTATATAAAAATAGTTCAATTAAAAAAATTATTGATACCTGGGTTGAACAAACTTTATTCGGTAAAGAATGTACTTTTGGAGATGATAGGCACCTTACTAATTTAATTCTAATGAATAATGGAAAACTTGGTTATAATTATAAACCAAAATGTTATACTGACACTCCAACAACTTTACAAAGATTTGCAACACAACAAGTACGATGGGGTAAAAGTTTTTTAAGAGAATATTTTGTAAATATTAATTCATTTAGATTTAATACTCTTTGGTTAAGTTTTGAACAAACATTCGTTTTCTTTATTGTATATTATGTAATGTATCTTATGATTAAAAATTTTTATCTTGCAAACTTAAATAGTATCTTATTATTATTTTCTTCTTTAATCTTATTCGGTTATTTACGGTCTCTTATTGGTATAATTAGTACAAGAGATATGAGTTTTATAGTATTCCCATTATATGGATTTATGTATTTTTATATTTTATTTCCAGCTAAACTATGGACATTATTCACATTTAATGTTACATCATGGGGAACTGGTAGTAGATTAAATAAATCATTTAAATTAATTGATTTTCTATTTATTATTTTATGGTTATTATTTACTTCATCATCTATTTTTTATGCATCTCTTGATTATTATATAAATGAAAAATATAATTTTTATACATACATTTATTCTGGTTTTATAATTAGTAATATTACTTTTTTATCTTGTATTTATAAATTTAGATATTTAAAGAAGAGTCAACAAGAGTTTGAAAATCAATTAAGTATAATAAAAATGGATAATAATAATGATGTTATTATTGATATGGAAAAAATTGAAAAAATGGAAATTGAAATATCATATCCAGAACCAAGTATAGATGATTTTCAACCTACAAATGATATAATTAGATAATTCGTTATAAAAAATATATTCTCTTAAAATATATAATGAATATTTATTTTAAGAAAAATTTAATCTTTAGTTTATATTTACTATACAACGTTTTTTTAATATTCATTATTTTTTATTTTAAATATGGTCTTCTTTATACATCATTATTATTTTTTGCAAGTCATTTACGAGATGTATTCTGTGTATTTTATGGATTAATTAGATTAGCAAGTATTACACATAAAAAACCAGAATTAAATGATGAAATTCAAAGAACAATTTGTTCTTTAATTCCAGTATATGCAGAAAAAGTAGAATTAGTATTAAATAATTTAAAAAGTTTAAGCGAACAAGATTTACCAGAAAATACAAAACTTATATTAATGATAATATGTGATGGATTAATTGTTGGAAAACATAATGAAAAAGCATTATTTAATGAATTAGATGATATAATTACATATGAAGATACCACAATATATGAAGAACCATATATTGGTTGGAAAACAAAAAAACCAAATACATTAAAATATAAAATTGGAGAAATATATGGCAAAATAATTATATTAAGTCATAAAGTAGAAAATGGTGGTAAAAAAGATTCTTTAATTGTTGGTGAACAGTTAATTGAAAAAATTACAACAATAGAACCATTAAAAAAATATAATTTAGTAGAACCAGAATTTGTATATCATACTGATAGTGATACTGTAGCAGATAATAAATGTTTAAGAAATTTATTAGAAACATTTCAAGAAGATGAAACAATTGATGGAGTATCTGGAATGGTAAGGGCATATTATAATCAAGATACTTATGAACAATCAGATTGGAAAGAATATTATGAAAAAGCAATGTATATAATGCAAGATTTCCAGTATTACTATTCATTGACACTTAAAAGAATGGCCGAAAGTGAAATGAAAGCAACAGTATGTTTACCAGGTTGTGTTAATATGATTAAGATTAATGAAAAATCAAGAAAAGCAATAATAGATTATGCAAAACTACCAAGAAAAGAAAATAATTTCCTTGAAGCAGTAACAAGAATGCAAGGAACAGATAGAAGATACACAACATTATTACTAAAACATGGTGCTAAATTAAAAATGAATTGGAGAGCAGTCGTTTATACAGAACCACCATTAAGTGTATCTGGATTTATAAATCAAAGACGTCGATGGGCTTCTAATTCGTTTTTTAATTCTTTTATTCAATTATTCTTGCCAGAAGTTCCAGTTTATATACGTATATCTTCAATAATTGATATTAATCGATTATTTACAACACTTTATAGATTATTATCTGTATTTATTTTTTGGATGTATATAAAATATTTTAGTTTTATGGAAAACTTATTTTTATTTATTTTTTTAATTCTTCCATATGCATATGTTATGTTATGGGCTTATAATTTATTACCAGAATGGAAACGTTTATTTCTAGGAATGATTTTAAATAAAATTATAATGCCTATTTTATCAACAATTACAATTACAAAAATGTATTTAACTGCAAGTAATTTTGCATGGGGTGGATTAGTTCAACCAGATAGTGAAAGTGATAGTGAAAATAAAAGTATTGAAATGCAGGAAATATTAGTAGAAGATGAAATAGAAGAAGTTGTAGAGTGTGATATTATATCGAGTGATGAAATTATATTAGATGATGAAGATAATGATATGGATATTATTATCATTAGATAATATTAATATTATTTTATAAAAAATAATGTTAATAGTATATTATATATATCAAATGATACGACATATTCTTTTTTTTATTCCATTTATTAAAGGAGAACCATTATATACAGAATATGTCGTTCAAGAAGATTATGTTCCTATATTAGGTTATCATTCAATTGGAGAATATACAGATTCATTAACTACTACTGTTTCAGATTTTCGTGACCAAGTAGAATATTTAACAAATACTGCAAAATGTAATTGGATTACAATGGATAGATTAGCATATTATATTGAAAATCAAGAAAAATTACCAACAAATGCATGTATTATGAATTTCGATGATGGTGATATAACACAATATGAAAATACTATATGCACATTAAATGAATATAAAATACCAGCAACCTATTATATCGCAATTGATAATATTGGTAGAAATAGATATTATATGACATCAAATGATTTAAAAAAATTAAAAAATAAAGGACACGATATTGAAGCACATACATTAACACACGCAAGATTAACTGAATTATCATATGAAGAACAAGAGGGTGAAATACTTGGTTCAAAAGTAAAATTAGAAGAAGATGGGTATGTAGTTAAAACATTCGCATATCCATATGGTGCGTATAATGATGATACACTTGATATTTTACAAAAATCAGATTTTATATTAGCACGAGATACAAGTCAAGATTATGGTTGGAAAGATGTTCGGTCACCTATTGTTAGTTTTAATGAAAATTCATTATACCATTTTTTTTATTTTAAACCAGAAGGTTATGTTGGAAATAAATTATGGGAAAAATTACAATATACTGGATGGTGGCAAATTGAAGATAATTATAAAATTATAAATGAAGAAAAAACAAATGGAATTAAAATATCATCAAGTTCTTGGTATTTACCAACAGATATTAGTTATGCTATTGTATATTTATCAAATAAAAATGATGAAATCGCAACACAATTTTTAACTAAATATACTGGTGGATTTACCTTAGATATTATGGTTGGAAATAAAACACAAACAATTCCAATTAGAGTAAAAGTAGATGGAGTAGAATATGAAGTTTATTCATATAATTATACTCATTCAAATAGTCTTCGGCAAAGGAGTGGAGCAGTTGATTATTATAATTTTTATATTAATATTGATGAATTAAGTCCTGGGTTACATCAATTAAATTTTATAAGTAATGATGATGAAGAAAGAGTTTATTTAGATAGATTTAGATTATTTTCAAATGTAGAACAAGATTTTACAGATATTATGTTTTATAAAGAATGTAATCCAGAAACAGAACAATATTGTACTTGTGACCAAGTTGATAAACCAGATGAACTAGAAGAAGAAGAAGAAAAGGACCCATTGAAAACATTATATCAAACAGCTTTAATGATGATAATTATATCAGCAATTGTTTGTTTTTTGGTGTGTATTTTATTTATATTTTTCAACTGTAAAGATTAATATTATTTTTAACATAATAAAATAATATTAAATTACTATATAAATGAATAATCACGTAATTATAAATAAATTTACTGACTATCGTCCAATAAATGGAACAAAATATTTTACTTTACCTCAACAAGATGGTTGTATTTCCGTGATTATTCCTTTTTTTAATGAAGAAAAACAAGAATTACAAGTAACAATGAAATCATTAATTGAAAATTTTTATTATTTAGGAGAAATGAAACCAGAATGGAAAGATGCAAATAAATTAAAAATATTTATTGTTCAAGATGGATGGTATAAATCATCTAATTCAATGAAACAATATTTAAAAGAATTATTCCCCAAAAAAATTAATGATGTTGATTGGTGGGAATATTATAAAGAGTTTCATACTTATGATGAAAAGACTGATGGAACAGCAACATATATATTTGAAAATACACTACCAATATGTATTAATAAAGAAGAACGAAAACGCAAACATATTTTTTGCAATGTTACATTATTAATAAAAATTGATAATAGAAAAAAACATAATTCACACGAATGGTTTATTGGAAGGAGTGGTTATTCTGAACATATTAAAGCAAAATATATATTTTGCACAGATGCTTTCACTATTTTTCATAAAACTTGTTTATATCATCTTATTAATCATATGGACCGAAATCCAAAAACATCTGTATGCACTGGACGACAACGTGTTATGACTCGTAAACAACAAAGAACAACTGAAAATTTTTTCTCATTAGATACAATACTTCGCAATGTTCAATTATTTGATTTTGAGACATCTAATGTATTATATAATGGTGCATTTAGTTTAGGTGGTTGTTTACCAGTTATTCCAGGTCCATGTGGTTTATATAGAGCAAGTGATTTATTACAAAATAATGTAAGAGATTGGTATTTTGATATTGTGAATGAAGAACCAAGTAATACAGGATTAGTATTAGGAAATTTAAGAATCGCAGAAGACCGTATTTTATCTTATTCAGTTGTTTTAAAAACACAAGAAGAAAGAAAAATGGAGTTTATCCCAATGGCTGTTTTCTATTTTGAAGCAGAAACAAACTTACAACAATTTTTATTACAACGACGTCGGTGGATTAATGGTTCAGTCGCAGGTTATTTATATTTATTATTCACTAACTTTGAACATATTAAACAATGGGATACAAATTATATTAGAAAATTTTATGTATGGTTTTTATTAATATGCCAATTTATTACATATTGTCTTGTCGCAATTGGACCAGCATTCTCATTAAGTATCTTTTATTATTCATTTCAATATGTATTTTATCGTATTCCAAATCAATATATGTCTATTGAAACAATGACTACTCTTGCAACTAGTTTAGCATGGATTTTATTTATATCAAATATGTTTGTTCATAATAATGATAAATTTCATTATACAATTATTTATAGTATTCTTGGATTTTCAATATTTACAGCAATATTAACCGCCTTATCAATGGGATTTTATGTATTTGCACAACCAAGTATTAGTAGTTTCTTCTTGAATGATTTATTATTAAGTGGAAACTTAATTATTTATTTTGTATTATTTGTAACTGTATTACCATTTGTATTAGCATTAATGATATCTGGAAGAGGACATAGTTTCTTTTATATGTTAAAATCATTTCCATCTTATTTTTTATGTTCACATATGTTAATATCTGGTTTTGGTAGTTATTCATTTAGTAGAAGTTGGGATTTAACTTGGGGAAATCGACCAACAAGTGAATTAGAAGCAAGTATTTCTGTTGAAGAAAGAGAACAAATGAAACTTAAATTCAAAATTTTAAGTAAGGCTCTTGTATTAACTCTTATTTCAATAAACTTAATTGTATTCTTTTTACCAAAGAATTTTCAATTAGCATTAGTTGGTTTATTCTTTATGGTTGCTTTTTATCAGTTATTTTTTTCATTTATATATCTATCATTTCAATTTCCATCAAAAATAAGATATGTATTTGATAGATGTTGTTATAATTGTCGTCAAGTTTTACATAAGAATAAAAAAGTAAAGAAACCAAAAGCAATTGAAATGCCAAAAATAGATATCGAAAATCAAATAGAAAATGAATCTATTATCGAATTAAGATAAAGAATTAGTATAAATAATTATCATATTTAAATATATAAATATAAAAATATGATACCACAATTATATCCACAAAATACAATTGTTCCCGAATGGAATTCTAATCATTGGAATAATGGAAGAGAATATGAAATTACTGGTAGAGATAATAATGATGCAACTGGTTTATCACAAAAAAGAGGTACTGGCACATTAGTTGTTAAAGGAAATGGTATATTAGAAATGAGTGGTTCACAACCAAGAATATATATAAATGGTGATATTGATGGTGATGGTATTTCAGAAGCAATTTTTTATAAGAATACAGAAATGACTGCATATTATAGACAAGAATCAAAACCTGCAAATTGGGGAGGATTAGTAATGGGTTGTAGAAGTTCTCCAAATGGTCATAGTAGTCCATCAAGTAATTATAAAAATACAACAACATATTATGCAAGATTTCGAGGTGATGGAAAAGTTGATTTTGAAAAAGAATTAACACATTCTCCATCAGAATATCAATGGAATGGTATAGTTCATCAACATGGACAACTATTTGATGGTGAATTTCCAAATAATACTTGGATTGGAATGAAATTTATTTGTTATACACAATCAGATAATTCAGTTAAATTAGAATTATATATTGATAGAACTTCACTTGGCAATGAAGAAATGATGAAAGATATAACAGTATGGGAGAAAATTGGAGAAGCAGTTGATGATGGTAATTGGCCAGCACCAATTATATCAGAATTCCAAGGGCAAGTTGACCCAAATACAGTTATTACAGAAGGAAATGGTGTCGTATTTATTCGGAATACTAATATTTCAAAATGTGAATATAAACATTTTATTGTTAGAGAAATATTAGTAGATGGAGTAGAACCACCAGTAGAACCACCAAATACTAATCATTTATGTACTATGAATATTAATAAAATTCCAATTACTAATACAGAACAAATTATTAATATTATATCAGCAATTAAAAATATTATTAATATTAAAGAAATGAAATACTCACTTAATTATACATTATCATTTGAAGATAATTAAATTGGATTATAATCATATATTCCAATTTAAATAAGATATAAATTTAAATCCAATCAACATGAATTAATTTAATTTTTTCTTTTGGTTTAAGTTCTTTATTATATTCTCTTATCATATTAATTGTATTCTTATTATCATCCATAAAATAAACTTTTTGATAAACACCTTCTGTTGCATAATATTTTAATATATTTAATTTCTTTTCTTGGTCTGTATTTCCTCTATATTTTTTATATTCGTCATTAACTGCAAATATTTGTGATTGATTTAATTTAAATGAATATTGTAAATGATTATTTAACCATTTTGGCATAATTTGTCGAATTGTATCTTCTCCTCCTCTTGCAGTAATTATACCAATTTCAAATCCATTTTTTATAAATTCATCAATAATTTCTAATGAACGTTTAATTGGTTTTGATTCTCCAATTGTTTTAATTATTTTTTCTGGAATATACATTTCTGAAAAATCAAAATATTTTTTATCTTCATCATTAACTATTAATTTAGCATATTCTTGTGATGAATATTTTTTAAATACATTTCCTTTTCTATAAAAAATATTTACATTTCCGGCACGTAATAAAGTATCATCAATGTCAAGGAATAAAATATTTCGTATTGGTTTTTTTACAAATGACATTGTTCTAAAAAATCCAGATGTAACCATTATTAATAAATATCTAATCATATAATAGTATATAATTAAAAATCAATTTTATTAAAAATTAATTTTAAAATAAGTCCATTACATTATTTGATTTTTTAAAATAATATTATTTTATAAAAATGAATTTAATTTTTCATCTCCATTTTTATAACCAAAATTATATTTTTCAGTTTTTAATTTCC